CGATGAAACCAGTTCGCCTGATCGTATTTCCGATTCTTCTTTGCGCGAGATGATGCAGGACGAGCGCTACTGGAACCCAGTGCGTCGTGACCCTGCCTTCATCAAGAAGGTCGAAGAAGGCTTTGCTAAGCTCTATGGCCGATAAACCTTTCCTTGAGTCTCGCGGCCTTGCGCTGGTGAAGCTAACGCCTGAGTTGGTTGATAGCTTTGCGCCTAGCCGCGAGAACGTCAAAGAGTTTGCAGAGGTTTACAAAGAAGACCCGGCGCTTGCGCTTAGAGCGGTGGCCAAATCAAACAAGGCTCACTCCTTTGCAGTAGTAAAGGGTGAGCAACCTTTAGCTATCACTGGCATTGTTGATCTGCATGGTGAGGGTTTGATTTGGGCTGTGTTCTCAAATGAACTTCACAAAAACTTTGTTAGCTTTGCCAGAGCTTCCTTGGACCTGATGGAGTTTTACAACAGGCAGTTTCCCACCTTGGTGTGTGATGTTTGGGCGCAAAACGAAATGATTATCCAGTGGCTTTGCTATCTTAGGTTTGAGCCAGACTTCGGATTTACACACAACGGCCACGAAATGATTAGATTTGTGCGTAGTTGCTCAGATAAGAAATCTGTAGTAACTTCCATTCAACGGCCCGTGATTCACTGAGCGGCCCCGAAAGGGACACCCGCGTTGAGGATGGTAGCGGATACCCGGTGGACAACCTCAAATCAGGACTGTGAAAATGGCTAACACTATCGACCAAGCCTTTATCAAGCAGTTTGAAACCGAAGTTCACATGGCTTATCAGCGCATGGGTTCCAAATTCCGGAACACTGTTCGCTCGACCAACGTGACTGGTTCGACTGCACGATTCCAAAAAATCGGCACTGGCTCTGCCACGACCAAATCCCGCAACGGCAACGTCACTCCTATGGAGCTGACCCACACGTTTGTGGAAGCAACGATGGCTGACTACTACGCAGCCGAATACATCGACAAGCTCGATGAATTGAAGATCAACATCAATGAGCGTCAGGCTGTAGCCCAATCGGCTGCTGCTGCTCTGGGTCGTAAGACCGATGAGTTGATTACGACTGCAATGGATGCGGGTGCAAACGGCACGCAAATCCATGACACTGGCTCGGCCCTTGAAAAGGCTGATCTTCTTCTGCTGTTCCAAACTTTTGGTCAGGCAGATATTCCTGAAGATGGCCAGCGCTACCTCGCCATGTCGCCCGCAGGTTTTGCTGACCTGTTCGCGATCAACGAGTTTGCGTCGTCTGACTACGTTGGTCCTCAGAACCTTCCCTTCGCTGGTGGCATGACCATGAAGGAGTTCTTGGGCTTCAAGATTTTCTCGACTTCGGCTGTTGCTGGCGGCAAAAACTTTGCCTACCACACCAGCGCTGTTGGCCTCGGCGTGAACGCAGATGTTCAAACCGAAGTTAACTACGTTGCTGAGAAAGTTTCCCACCTTGCAACGTCGATGATGTCGATGGGTGCCATTGTTATTGATAGCAATGGTGTCTACGAAGTCCTCGACAATAACTGAGGAGAGTGACAAATGGCTTTTGACGCAGCAGGACTCACTCGCATTGGTGGCGCTTCCAACGCAGACCTGTGGTTCTACACCACGGCAGATGCAATCGCTACTGTTAACACCGCTGGCTATTTCAATGACGCATCAAACATGCTTGCCGTGCGCGATGTAATCATTGTTGCAGACACGAACACTCCGACCACCAACTTGGTCAGTGTTCTGTCGAATGCTACTGGTGTTGTTGATGTCTCGGATGGCACTGCCATCGCAGAGACTGACAGCGACTAAGGAGTAGGGGGGCTTCGGCCCCCCTAACCCATCATGCCAGCAAACACGCCAATTAAAATCTGCTCACGCGCCCTCATCCTTATTGGAGAAGAGGGTATTGCTTCATTTGCTGATGGCACTGCTCAGTCTGATGTTGCAGATGCAATGTATGAAGACGTTGCTAGGGCGTCTTTGACCAACTCGCGTTGGCGTTTTGCTACCGCTCAATCGGAGCTTAATCGTTTGGTTACTGCTCCCGATGGTCGGTATAGCGCAGCCTATCAACTTCCCGGCGACATACTGATGTTGAGCGCTGTGACTGTTGGTGGTCATCCAATTAAGTATGACACCTACAGTGGCAAAGTGTTTTGCGATGCCAGCCCTACTGATGTTCTGGTTGCTGATTACATTTATCGCGCTGATGAAGCTGACTGGCCTGCTTACTTCACCATTGCGGTTGAGTATGCGATGGCCTCTGTCTTTGCTGTGTCTATTGCGCGGGACTCTCAACTGTCTCAGCTTATGGAGCAGAAGGCGCAGTTTAATATGATCCAAGCGCGCCGCCTAGACTCACAGCAGCAGACGAGCCGCAAGCTCAACACATCGAGGTTCATTGCGCAAAGGCGTAGCTGATGCAGAAGATTCGTGTTCCAATCACCAACTTTGCGTTTGGCGAGGTAAGCGAATCGACGCTCATGCGAACAGATGCGCCGATCTATCAAGCCTCTGCACAGCGCATTGAGAATATGATGATGCTGTCTGAGGGTGGTGTTAAGCGCCGCCCCGGCCTTCAGCGCATCTATGACTTTGACATTACCCGCAACACTGCGAAGAAGTTTCAGTCTCGCATTGTGCCATTCATCTTTGATGGCAACGAGCAATACATTGTTTCGATAGAGCATCAGAAGCTTCGGGTCTTTATCCTTGACCCAACAACTGGTGCCGTGTCGTTAACAGCTACGCTTACGCAGGACACGAACGCTGCGGCTTTGCCTTTTGATCACGACTACATCCATGAATACAACTACGCTCAGTATGGCGATGTGATGTTTATTACGCATCCACTGTTCATGCCGCGTCAGCTTGTGCGCACAAGCCTAACTACCTTTGAAATTACGCCTATGGCCTTTGATGAGCGCAATGATGGCGGTCAAACATATCAGCCCTATGGTGTCTTCCATGCTTCTGATGTGACGCTTTCTGGTAGCGGCACGACTGGAAGCATTACTCTAACGACAAGTGCAAACTATTTTACTGCTGCGCATGTTGGCGTAATCTTGCGCTACCATGATACAGAGGTTGAGATTACAGCCTATACCAATGCCACAACTGTAACTGGCACTGTTAATGGCACGTTGCGGCAGCGACTTGAGATTCTAAATCCACTTCGGACGACTGATAGTAGTGCTGTAGTTGAAGTTACTCATATCAATCATGGCTTTGCTGGTGGTGAAACCATTGTGATTGAGGATGCTGCTGCAACTGGCGGCATTAACGTTGGCAACCTCAATGGCTCTAGAACCATTTTGGCAATCATTGATGAGAACACTTACACCTTTACGGCTGGTGGTTCTGCTTCTTCTGCGGAAGATGGCGGCGGCTACGTTAAGATCGTAACGTCTGCGCCAACAACTGTTTGGGAGGAGCAGTCTTTTTCTGGGCTTCGCGGCTACCCTGCTGCGATTTGCTTCCACGAAAATCGTTTAGTCTTTGGCGGCACAATTGCTGAGCCAGATGCTATCTGGATGAGTAGCAGTGGCAGGTTCTACAACTTCAATGTTGGTGAAGCGGCTGATGCTGATGCCATTAACATCGTTGCGGCAAGCGCTGACTCGCATGAGATTAGATACCTTAAGTCAAATCGTGACTTGCAGGTATTTACCTCAACGTCAGAACTATACGTTCCAACTTATCTAAACCAAGCAATCACGCCATCGAACGCTCAGATTCGCAAGCAAACGCCTTATGGCACTATGTTTGTTGAACCTCACTCGCTCGACAGCGGAACATTGTTTGTGCAGATTGGTGGTCGGGTTGTTCGCGAGTATCTTTACACCGATGCAGAGGATGCCTACACAGCAACGGCGGTTTCCACGATTGCCTCCCATCTTATCACCAATCCCAAGTCTATGACTGTGTGTCATGGTGCTTTTGCTGGTGCTGAATCCTTCGCTGCTTTCCCTTGTGATTGCGGCAGGATTTCTTTGTTTACCTCAAACAGAGCAGAGCGCCGCGCTGGCTGGTGCAAGTTTACTTGTCAGGGTGACTTCTATGATGCTGTGTCTTTGCAGGACAGGATGTTTGCAACTGCATGGATTAACACTGGCGCTGGTGAAGAGCTTGTCTTGGGTGAGTTCAATCCTGATTACAAGCTTGATTGCTCCAAGGTTTATTCACTGACCAGTGGCATCGCAAATGTTTCTGCTGACTTTGCAAACGGCACTGTTGTTTCTGTTGTGAAGGACAATGAATACCTTGGCCAATACACAGTGACTGGCGGTGAGATAGACGTAAGCGTGGCTTACACAACTGGCTCTGTTGAGGTTGGCTTTCCGTTTACTGTCAACCTGACCAGCAATCCCATTGACGCCATCATTGCCAATGGCCCTCAGACTGGT